CTCAGAGGATAGCTAGGACGGAAATGTCACGTGCATACTCGGCGGGGCATTCTGCCATGGGGAAATCGACAGACTTCTGCACTGGCGAAGTTTGGCATGTCAATCCAATGGGCAAGTGGCCCTGTTCTGAGTGTGAAGGTTTAGAAGGAACTGAATATGATTATGAAAAAGGGCCAGAGATGCCAATGCTCCCAAAACATCCTTTATGCCGTTGTTTTACGAGTTACTTATATAGGAAAGAATTATTTTCAGAAGATGAATTAAAACAATTAAAAGGACTTGTGAAAAGTTAATTTTCCCAGTTGGGAATCTTTTTAGCATATAAGTTTTTAATTTTCTTATATTGGCTGGGTCCTAGAACTGCTATTTTGATATGAGGATATTGTTCTTTGAAAAATTTAAATTTCAATTTGGCATCTGGTCTCCAATAACCTTTGACTTCGATAAATGTATCTTGAATTAGGAAATCAGGGATATAGTGAGTGATTTTATTATTTGGTAACATGACCTTAAAAGCTTTGGGTTCATATTGGAATTTTCGTCTTTTAAATTGAAGATAACGATAATAATTAGCTTCCCAAGCTGAATCAAAATACTGATTAGATAAATCTTTTCTATATCCTCGATGTTGCGAATGAGTCCTTTTGCTAAGAAGTTCTAGTGCCTTACTTTCAGACATAGACCGCTTAGGAATTCGGAATTTGTTCAAAAGAACATGAATTTTACTTTTACTAAGTTCAGCAATACAACTAATTCTATATAAACTAAGTTTTTTTTCGAGATAATGTATTTCAAGAAATTGCTTAGTAGAAATATTAAATCTCTCTTCAATTGCTTTTTCTGATTTTGGGTTTTCGTCTAAATCTGATTTATAGCATTTATGGGAACAAAATTTACGTTTCGAGCTCTTTGCTTTCTTAAATCTCTTATTGCAATATCGACAAATATAGTCGATTTGATTTTTCTTTTTTTGAGCCAATGCTCTATTTTGACAAATTATTGAACAATAATGACCAGGACGATTTTTTTCAGCTTGGAATTCTTTTCCACAATAACAGCAGATACATTTATGAAATCTAAATTGATGTCGGCATTGAGGAGAACAAAAGTCTCTTTTTTCAAAAGGTCTAACTTCGAATGTTTTATGACAATTTTTGCACTGTATATATTCTCTAACTCTATAAGCTATACCATTACAGGCATTGGAACAATATTTTGTGGCTCTTCTTCCTAAGAATTGTTTTTTGCAGATAAGACAGACTTTCTTAAAAGGCATGAGCACCTCCTATCGTGCTGGAGAATCCTAGGATTTGGTGCAGGCAAGCTGGCCTAGGAAAACCAGCTTATCGAGCCATGGACTCTATGCCTGCAACATAAGTATAGCAGATAAATAAGATTTGTCAAAGGAGCCTAACCATGCGAAAGAAGGAAGAGATTTTGAAGGAGCTAAAAACTTCCTGCGAAAAATGGGGATTAAATGATGATAACCCTACCGACCCTCGTTTATTTCCATCTATATTACAAATCGAAGTTCTCCTCGACATCCGCAACGAGCTCCACGAGTTCAGGAAGCTCATCGAGACGATTGATGCGAAGGGAGGGTTTAGGTGAGACATTGGGGTTATGTAATTAATGGCTTGTATAAGACAGCCAATATTATCTTAGAGGAAGCTCCTTGGTATATTTTTGCTTTATTTAGATTAGCAGATATTGCATGTGATTCAGTTTTGCCTATCAAATTTCCTCCGTTACCCCTTAAGCTAAAAGATTCAGGAGATATTGAAGCTAATGATAATAAGGAATGGACTACTTGGCGAGACTGGTATGGTGATTTGGGCCAGTTTATCTGCGTCCATTTTCATATGCCAATTAATGATTTTTGTTTTAGGAAAATTAAAGAGAAAACAGTAGAGATTGATTACGATAAGCTTAAGAAGATTTTTCATGAAGATGATAAGGATTTTTGGGATAGAGAAGAGGAAAAATCTAATAAAAGGAGGCCAAAATGAACGAGCAAGAAAAGGAAAGCCTGAAGAAGCTCATCATCAAGGCGATGATGGACTACAAGGGTCCCCTGATTGACCGGGTGAAGGCGGCCAACTACGTCAACATCGACGCTGCCGGGCCGACAGTCGCCGAGGAGGTTATCAGGAGGCTGGAGGAGCGGTTTGAGGTGAAGGCCAAGGATAAGGGTGTAGTGAGGTGGGAGGATTGAAGCTAACCTTCCTCGGAACCCTTTGCGAGCTCAGCTTCCCTAGAAAGGGCTGCGACTGCCCTCAGTGTAAAGAAGCTAAGAAACTGGGCGGCGACTACTTCCACCGCTTTCACTCCTCGCTTCTCATCGAGAAGGGCAAAAAGAAGATAGTCATCAATGTCGGGGCTAATCTGAAGAACAGGGTAAAAAAGGTAAACCCCAACCACGTTCTTCTAACCCACGCACACCCCGACCACGCGGGGGGCCTGGCTTCACTTGATCCAGCCTGCGATGTCTTCCTCACCCAGGAGGCCGCCAGGGGGGCCAAGAAGCATTTCACCACGGGCAGGAAGCTCACTATCATTAAGCCCAACATCCCCTTTTGGATAGAGGGGATTCAGTTCATTGCCCACCGGGTTTATCACTCCACGATTGCACCTGCGGTGTGCTTCAAGATAGCCGACAGGATCCTCTACGCCCCGGACTGCCTGAAGTTTTACGATGAGGAGGTTTTGAACGGGGTGGAGTGCTACATCTGCGATGGCTCGTCTTTGGTGAGGGATATTGCCCGGCCAGGTGGTGTAGGGCATATGAGTATCAAGAATCATATCCAACTTGCCAAGAAGTATGGGGTCAACTACATCATTCCCACCCACATCGGGCATATCAGGCTTTCTGAGAAGCTTCTTTTGAAGCAGGTTGAGATGATGGCGGAGAGGGCAGGCTTAAAACAAGCTAGGGTGGCGGTTGATGGGATGAAGCTGGGGGAGCTTGGGGAAAATATGCATATCGATACGCATAAAGGACAAAAATTAGAAGAGTTCGAAGTTAAGGGTTATGATCCTAAAAAAATCGGAGACGAGCGAGTATTGCGAGATGATTGGCGAGATTCGGGGACGTAGAGGGCTATTCGATTATTACCCAATTTTTCTTTTTATCATTCCAGATTTTTTTGAATTTCTCGTGCATCACAAAGGCGAGCCAGAGTTGTTCCATAGAATTAAAACCAAATATTTTTTCTACACATTTTCTTTCCATCCATGCCCAAAAGAAATAAATTAGTTCGCTCAAATTTTTGTAATTAGTCTTTACCATATCCTGCAACTGGTCTTGATGGAAAAGAAGAATCCATTTCTTGTTCCAGTTACAATCATATATGCTACCAAAAGATTTGGTATCATTATCTTGGTTATCTATCGACAATCCTCGATGATATGTTAAGAAGCCAGGGCAGTCACAAATTCCATCTGGTCCATATTCAATGAGGCATTTATGCTGAGGACAATAACCTTGTTCTGCATAGTTGACAAAATCACCCAGTGATTCCTGTAATTCTTTTGGAACTTTCTCACACATCTCAATATATTTTTTGCTTTTATCCATCTATTACTCCTTTATAGTCTTCTTCGCCGAATACACCCAATCGCTGTGGCGCATAAAGATAAAGCCCCTCCTCCGCAGCGTCCTGAACGCCAGCAGTATACCAGCGACGAGGCCGAGCAGGAATGCGAGTAAGGTGCTAGCGATAGCAAGCATCTTTATTTCTCCTTTCTAATAGGATTTGGGGGCGTAGAGGGTTATTTTCCTTTCCCATATTCTTCGGCTTGCTGATAATAAAGTTTAGCTTTCTCGATTGCTTTATCTATTGCTTGTTCACCTACAGCTTCTATCAAAGCTAAAACTAAAAAGTGGTCATGGTCTGCAATTCTTTCTTTCATTTGTCTTTTGAGATTTGCTTCTCCAGTAAATTCTTTTGCTTTATTCATTATTGAATAGTATTCATATAATTTATTATTCAATCCTTGCATTATTTTCCTCCCTTCTTTACTAACTCATCTTTCCATACATAATGCGAACCTATCTGGACGAGATTCACCTTGATAACCTCATCATTCCTGGCCATAGCCGGAACTGGCTGGATGGCCTTGATGGAAAGGATGAGCAGGCAAGCTAGAATCCCCGTCAAGACTATTTTCGTGAAGATGTCGATTTTCAATTTAGCCTCCTTTTAATAATTCTGGATTCTCATAGATATTGCCGATTACTTCATTGTCTGAGCCATATAAATGTTCTGTACCACTACATTCTTCAGAAAAATCCATACAAAAGCCACCATCATTGAAGCTCACTTGACCTCTTGCTTTCCATTCGTGATTTCCCATTATATCCAGCCTTGTTATCAAACGTTTAACTATATCCCCCTCCCAAATCCCCTTGCCATTTTTATCCTTGAGGCCGGTGTATTGCATAAGCTTTATCGAATGGAATGGAACCCAAGAAGAATGACCAATATTACGCTTCAAATTAACACTCTTCTTTTTGAAATCAATATTTTCCACTTGATACATTCCCCGACTGGGTACACTTTTCTTAAAAGCCCTAAATTTTATCTCTCTCATTATTTCTCTCCTTTTCTTGCTCTGGACAAAACCGTTTACATTTATTGTAATATGCCTACGGATTTGCCCAATCTTTCTTATAAGGAAAAAACTGCAGATATAAATACCAGCAGGAAAGGAGCGGCTATAGCCAATAATAACAAAGAGAACATAATCAGGATTCCTGCCAGAAACAATTTTAATAGGAACTTCATTTTATTTTCTCCTTTCGCCATAAAAATACTTCTTCAATAATTTCCTCGTAATTGGCTTATCAAGATAACTTATAAAACCATTACTTACCCTCAAGCAATTCACTCCGTTCTCTCTACAAAGCCAGTCTTTTCTTTTATCTCTGTCTTTTTGTTTATCCTCTTTAAAGTGATTATTACCACCCGGTTCAATAATCGCAACTAGCTTTCTGTGTCTAAGAACTACAATATCGGCATGCCCGCCTCCCCATATACTCATCAAGTATTTTTTTTCAGGCTTGGGGAAAAGCTCTCTCAGCGGTGTTTTGAGGGCAAAACTTAATCGAGGAAAATCTTTTCTTAAATGGCCCAATAGTTTGTCTAAAGTTTTTTCGTCACCCTGTAATTGCATGTCCTTCTCCTTTTTGGGGCCTGGTGGGGCCGTTGACTCTATTTTTTCGCTCCGTCAAATTTAACAACCTCGAACCTGCCAAAATGCGGTCTCCAGTCACCAATCCCCACAAAACTACCAGAGTATTCAAGTATCTCCTTCAGTTTATCCAATGGCATCTGGTCATCCAGAACAAGCAAGGTAAACTTTGCCTTCCATCCCTTTTCGAATGCTGGTCTCCTTCTGAGTATCTGATTTCTTTGAATTTTGACGAACTCCTCGTGAATGTAATCAGGCTCTTTTTTGCCTAGGGGAACTTTGTCGGGGTCAATTTCAATCGTGGCGTTTACCAGATCCTTAAAAGTCTTACCCATCCTTCCCTTTATCTTGAAATTGACAGCCCCTTTTACCAGGCTCGCCCTCAGCTGTTTACTGGGGATGTAGCAGCCATTTTCTTTATCCGAATAAACGGCTGTCTTCCACTCCTTCGAGTGGTCTATTTCCCCCGACCGTTTGGAAGTGTCCTCTGCTTCCAGCGGTCGTTTGTGTTGCAAGTAATCGCAACTTCCCCTTATCCCTACCGCAACTCGTTTTGCCAATTTTTTCTCCTTTTTTTTATTTGCCCCACCAGACCCTAAACCCACCCGAAGGTGGTTCCTTACCTAACCTCGCCTTACCTCACCTCACCAAACCATACCTTACCCGACCTGACCTTACCCGACCACACCACGCATTACCTGACCACATCTCAAACCTGCCCGAGGGCAGTTGCTCACCAAACCTTACCACGTCTTACCGCACCTTACCGCACCTTACCACACCGCACTATACCTAACCCCACCTGACCTGAGCCTACCAGATCATAATCCTGCCCGGAGGCAGTTCCCTACCGCACCGAACTAAACCAGACATTACCCCACCTGACCTTACCTTACCATACCCAACCTTACTATATCTTATCACACTATTTTATTCTTTTCTTATTTAGAAATATCTGCAAGTCCTCTTCTTTGATTCTTATTGTCTTTCTAGTTATTCTAAATGCTTTGAGTTCCTTTGAAGCTATCCACCTATAGATACTCATTTTCGAGACCCCTAATTTTTTGGCTACTTGCTCAACTGTTAACATTTAGTTTCACTCCATTACTATTATATACTATCTTTTCAACCTGTCAACCCCCCAACTAGATTTCCCCATCGTAAACAATTATGAGAGCTTCTCAATCCCCTCCCATCAAGCCTCTCGCATTTAGTCCCATTGTTAGGAACTAATACTTATAAAGGATACTTTTGAATCTTTGAATAAGAGGTGATTGGTTTGCCAGAGGAAACTAAAGATTTCATCAAACTACCCGTTGAAGGCGAGGAAGGCAAGCATAAAAAGCACATTATCCGCTGGATTACGGTATCCAAGGCAAAGGGAATAAAGGGACTTTTTTGCATCGATTGCAAGAAAATAATCACATTCATCTTCATCAAGAAAAAGGGCTGGACGATGAAGAAGGCCGAGAAGTGGATGAAAGAGCATAACAAAATTTCCTCAGCACGATTAGGTGAGGAGGGTAAGGTCATCTTCGAGCACTTTGACGAGGAAGGGAATCTGGAGGAGACCGTTGACCAGGAACAGCTAATCGAGGCCGCCGAGAAGGCCGACAAGTCCGAGATGGAAAAGATGCTCTCCGAAGACCGGATGATCTTCATGTTCGGCCACATCGGCACCTTCACTGCCGAGGACATTATCAAGAAGCTGCTCCTCTACGACAAGCAAGACTCTGAGAAGCCGGTCAAGCTGGTTATCGGAAGCTACGGAGGGGACGTTTATTCCAGCTTTGCCATTATCGACATTATGGAATACGTCGAGTGCCCGGTTGAGACTATCGGCATCGGGATGGTTATGTCGGGAGGGCTTCTCATATTCATGGCCGGCGACAAAAGGGATGTTAGCCAGACGGCCAGCATTTTGAGTCATCGGTTCTGGACTATCAAAGCTGGTTCCCAGGCACAGCTTAAGGCCGACCAGGTGGAGGATGACCGGGTTCACAAGCGGATGATCGACCACTATATCAAATTTTCCAAATACGGCACCAAGAAGGAAGTTGAGGCGAACCTGCTCAAGGAGACTAACGTCTGGCTCACACCCGAGGAGACAATTGAGCATGGTCTGGCTGATGAGTTCTTCGATAAGGACTGGTTTGCCGAGGAAACTGAGGATAAAGAATCATTTAATCAAGGTGGTGATAACGATATGATTTTTGAGGCAATCGGAGGTTCGAGGACATTACCATTAGACAAGAGTCCTCTTTGGGATGCCGATGCCGCAATCGACAGGATGCGCAGGGCGGCAGGCGGGCCCAAGAAGGAGGATATGAATTGGAGCAAGTATCAAAAGGGTTTTATCTGGTATGACCCGAAGAATAAGGACAACTTCGGGGGCTATAAACTGCCTTTTGCCGATATTAAAAATGGTAAGTTGACGGCAGTATGGGGCGGAGTCAACAAGGCGATGGGGGCGATTTTGGGAGCCCGTGGCGGGGTTGACATACCGGAAAAGAAGGCCGCCCATTCGTTTTTATCTGGCTATTACAAGAAGTTCAAGAAGAAACCCCCTAAGTTCCACGAGGGAGCTAAGAGCGGCAGCCTCATTCTTGAGTCCATTAAATCCCTGGACTGGGTGGAAGGTGATGGCGAGAAGCCGTTTCGATTTAGCGGAGTGGCATTTGAGGCAGATGCTGAGAGTGAAAATGAAATGTTTTATCCATTGGATCTTGTCGAGAAAACAGTGGATGAGGCCAATGAAAAAATAGAAAGTATGACGGTAGAAATGGGTCATCCGAAGGATGATAAGGAGACTAGTCCGGAGAGGATAATCGGTAATGTAGTTGGATATGAGTTAAATGAGGACAATGAAGTTACCTTTATAAGTGAACTAAACAACACCAGGTTGGGGAAAGATGGCCAAGAATTGATAAAGTCGAGACCCCTTGGCACCCAAGCCCTGTCATTGAGAGCGGGGGGAGATTGGGTAGAGGAAAAAGCGCCCGATGGTCACAGGAGGAAACGAGTTATCGATATGCATTTATTGGGACTCGACCTCGTGAAAGCCGGAGGGTTTAAGAAAGCAAAAGTTAAGAAGATCGGTGAATCAGATGCGGGAGGTGAAAAACCGATGACAAAAGAGGAACTATTAAAACTCGAAGAAGTACAGGAACTTCTTGAGGAAACTAAGGATAGAGTCTACCAGCAGGTGGACAAGAAGGCCAAAGAAGATGCCAAAGAGGGGAAAGAGGAATTGGAGAAAAAGGCCAAGGAATTTGAAACTAAGCTAGCTGAGGCAGAGCAGGCTAAGGAAAAAGCAGAAAATGAGCTTGCTGAGAAGAAGTTAGCCGAATTCAAGGAGTTAAAGATAGGCGAGCAGAAGGTCTCAGACAAGGTCAAGGATCTACTTCGCAAGCGGGTTTCCGGGAAAGACGAGAAGGAGATTGAGGAGTCTATCGAAGCGGAGATGAAATACATCGCCGAGGTGGCTCCCATCCTGAAGGAAGGCCCCGAAGTTCACGGGATTCCTCCCAAGGGAGAGGATAAGCCCAAGGGCAAGTCCGACGAGGAAGTTCTGAAGGAGGGCCATGAGAGGAACTGGGAAACTGTGAAAGAAAGCCAGCAAGTTCCTGTCCTGGACGATGACGAGGACTAAATTTTACCGGAGAGGATCACAATCAGGAGGTGAATTAGTATGTCAATTATGTCATATAACTCTAGCTTGGAGAACTACCGCCGGGCTGGACTGGTGAGCGAGTTTACTGCAGCCGTGGCTGTCGAGGCCGGGGACTTCGTCTACCTAGACGGGGCTGGTCAGATACGCCCCGCTGCGCACGAGATGCTCGTCAACGGAAGAGGCGGAATTTCCGGGGTCGCGGAGACCAAGGCCGCCGCTGGCGCTACGGTTCTGGTCTGGCAGTCGGGGGTGTTTGAGTTCGCGACCGGAGCGGCACAGGCAATCGTTCCCGGCAACTATCTCTATGTAGCCTCGGTGATCACCGTGGACTTGGGCGGGGGTACCGCCAACGAGATTTCGGCGGGAGTCGCTGAGACTTCTGCGTCAGGATCGGCGGCGGGGCAACTGGTGGAAATTTTCATCACCCCGACTAGGAAGAGGTCTCCATACCTCTACTCTTCGAGCACGCCATATCTGTAAAAACCAAGCTAAAAGAAGCAACCGGAGGTGAATAATTAATGACAAAACAAGAATTCAAGGTTATGCTCAATGAAGTTGCGATTGAAAAGAACAGAAATGACCAGCTCCCATTGGAGGGGGTTTCTGGTTGGACTGAGGCTCAATCGAAAGTAATCAGAAAGTATCTCAAGCCTTGGGTGGAGACACAGACACGCTCGGAGCTTCCGGAGCTTTTGAGGACCGAGTTCTCAACCAAGCTCTTGGACGGCTATACCGAGCACACGGCTCTCTGGCCACAGGTCTTTGACTACATGACGATCACCAAGAAGGACGTTGATCTTCCCGGGTTGAAGGGAATCCATTTCTGGGAGATCTCTTCTGGAGAGGAAAAGAAGTTTATCGGACCTACATCGGGGGAGGCGACTCTTGAGCCCAAGAAATACGCCTGTCTTTTGGGATTCTCCGACGAGATGATCGAGGACTGTGAGATAGACCTTATTGGCTGGTGTATACGGATGGTAGGGCACAGGGCCAAACAAAAGGAAGACGAGATCGCATTCGGCTCCCTCACCACTAGGGGAGGCAACATGAACGCGAACGCAACTACTACTCTCAGCGCCGCAGCACTCCAGGCTGCTATTGGGACTCTTCTCAACCGGACAATCACTTCACAGGGATATACCGAGAGAGACCCGATTACGCCCGATACGATTGTAGTCGACCCCACCCATCTCTATACTGCGATGGAACTGATCAACACCACGCTGACCGTAGCCGCCAATATAGGGGGAACTGTAGCCCCAGGTGGGACTAATGTACTCCAGAACGTTCTGAACATCGTCGTGACTCCTTACATCGATAGCACCTACTACTACATCGGAAAAGCGAAGGTATTCGGCGGGGCACTCTTCTGTCGAAGGAAACCTTTGACGGTTAAGAGTTGGGAGGATCTCCTGAGGGACACGCAGAACAAGAACGCCCACATGAGGTTCACCGCGGATATAGTGGAACCCGACAAATGGGTGCGAACGGCTTACTAGAGCTGGTTTTAGCAATTTAGGCGGGTGGCGATTGAATTCACTGCCCGCCATCAAGAGGAGGGATTTTAAATGTCTTTCAAGACAGGTTTTGCGGGGATTCCCGTTTCGCTCAGGTGTTTCAAGCGAAAGCCGAACCCCGAGATTTTGAAACAGTGGCAGGACTTGGACAAAAAGAAGAGGGAGAAGAGGGAAGAGAAGAGGCTGAGAGAGATTAGGAGAACCCAGAGGGTCGAATCCAGGAAGGCCAAGCGTAAGAAGGCTTCTTCTGCTAGTAAGGGGAGGAAATAATAATGGCTCAAACACAGAACAGTCTGCCAGTGGGAGATTGGCTAATTGGATCCATTAGAACCAGTAGCGTGACCGTTGGCACCACCCCGACTCTATTGCCCGCAGTAGCGCTGGTGAACAGAAGGCTCATCATTCTCTATAATAACTCCGGGGCTACTATATACTGGGGGGGTTCCACCGTAACGATCGGAAACGGAATACCCTTGGCTAACTCCGCCTCCGTCTCGCTCAATCTGGACGCTAGCGTGGGTCTATACGCGATTGAAGCCACGGGGGGAAGGAACGTCAGGGTCGCCGAGGGTAGCTAAAGGGGTGCTTTGAATGGCTTTGGGAGAAATACATTATAGCGGTTGGTTTTCGATGCAGAATTACGAGGAGAATTTCTCCGCTCAGGGAATATATCCTACCCTTGCCGACGGTGCACTAATTACTACCCATGCCGACGAGTTTACATTGGGCAACTATGCCGAGATAGTGCCTGTCAACACGATTACTAACGATTTTCATATCCACCATATCCATATCATAGCTCCTGTGGTGAATGCGGTCTGGGAGTGTGTGCTGTATCAAGTGACAACGGAGATTGGCAGATTTACCTTTAGTTCGACTGACAAAAAGGATGATGTGGAGGGGATTGAAATAAATACGTCTCAGTGTGACGCCAACAGCTAGGTTCAAGCCAAGGTTGCCAATGATAATAACGCTTCTGCGGATGGGGTCAGGATCAAGGTCTGGTATCACGAGCATAGCGGTTAAAAATTAAGAATGAGGTGACTTAATGACCACAATTGAACAACTGCGTCTGCTGCTGGGCGACCGGGAAAAGCTGATGGTCAACGATGGCTTTGGAGTGGGTGACGGAACCCGCACCAGCTTCCAGCTCTCCATGAGACCCATCAAAGCCACCTCGGAGGCGATAACCCTTGACGGCGCCAGCCAGACGAGGGACACCCACTATACCATAAATAACGACACTTGCCTTATCACAATGGCCTCCGCTCCTTCTGACGAGACTTTACTGGTAGGACAATCCTATATTTATTTTACTTTCACCAATGCCGAATTGCAGGACATTCTTGACAGGTACGGCAGTAATCTGAACCTTTCCGCCGCCGAGGGCTACCGGATCTTGGCAGGCCAGTCGGCCCGTTGGTTTAATTACGCATCGGGCAACGAGCGGGTCTGGAAGGATATGAACTCCAAGAATTTCCTAGCCGTTGCCAAGACTTTCGAGGATAAAGCGATGGCCGAGCAGAGCGGGCAGATGGACATTGGAATACAGCGCTCGGAAATTTATTTAGAGGAAGAGGATGACGATTAATGCTTACTAAAAGAGATATCGAGTTTACCAAATTAAACGAGCTAGAAATTTTTCAGGGCCGGAAGTGCGACTCTGGCGATTTTCATTTTGAGAAGCGCACTCTTGCTAGCATTGATCCTTTTACGCAGGAAAAGGTTTGGACAACTGCCAACGAGTTCGCCTCAGTAGTAGCTCAAGTGCTTAAAGGGGAAGAGCGAGAGATTGTGGCAGGCGAAGGCATTCTCCAGCGAGGCGATATCATTGCCACACTCGACTGGCGAAAAGAGATTGATACGACTGAACCTACCGTGGTAGGAGGAACTCAGTATCTCAAGGCAGTCTATAAAAACGAGACTTACCTCATCAAGCAGGTTCACCCAGATGGCCTAGGTTCTAAGATGAGCAGGCAGATTATTTATCTGGCTAAGGAGACGAGTTAAAATGGCCAGCAAGTTGTTCAACTTCGAGAAAGCACTGAGGGTTGGCCTGGCGAGCGGGGCGATCAGGAAAGCCTTAGATAAAGTGGTCAAGCGGTATGCTATCGAGGCAGCGGAGAAGGCGAAACCGATGACACCCGTATTGACAGGAATTCTCCAGAAGAGCCTGACTGCAAGTGTTGATTATAACGGCAGGGCTTATCCTCAAATCACAGGAAAGCAAGTTGAGGATATGACTTATCTAGTTGGGTCGGGACTGCCCTATGCGGCCAAGCAGGAGTATGAGCATGCGACTAAGCACCATTTTATTCACAAAGGGATAGAGAAAATCAAGAAGCCGATGAAAGACGAAGCTGGAAAACTGTTAAAGTTTGTTTTGGGAAATGCTTGGAATAAGGGGTGATGCTAAGTGGA